AATGGCAATAGAACTTGCAAAAGCTTATGTACAAATCATTCCATCTGCACGAGGAATTGGTGGAATGATCCAAAAAGAGATGGGAGGAGAAGTCGCATCAGCAGGATCTAGTGCTGGAGAGTCTCTTGGTTCCAGTATGATGGCAACATTTAAGAAAGTTATTGTTGCGGCCGGAATTGGTAAAGCTTTTAGCGCTGCTTTAAATGAGGGAGCGGCCCTTCAACAGTCACTTGGAGGTATCGAAACTCTTTTCAAAGGTTCTGCTGACAAGGTTAAGGGGTATGCTAATGAAGCCTACAAGACAACAGGTCTCTCAGCTAATGCCTATATGGAAAATGTGACAGGCTTCTCAGCTAGTCTCTTGCAGTCTTTGGGCGGTGACACAAACAAAGCTGCTGAAACAGCAAATATGGCCATGATTGACATGTCAGATAATGCGAATAAGATGGGTACATCGATGGAAAGTATTCAGATGGCTTATCAAGGCTTTGCAAAACAGAACTATACTATGCTGGACAACCTCAAGTTAGGGTATGGTGGTACTAAGCAGGAAATGGAGCGTCTTTTGAAAGATGCTCAAAAACTGACTGGTGTTAAGTACGACATTAACAACCTTTCAGATGTATATAGCGCCATTCATGCTATCCAGGAGAATCTGGATATTACTGGAACAACAGCTAAAGAGGCAGCATCTACATTTAGTGGATCTTTTGAATCCATGAAAGCAGCTGCTCAAAACGTTCTTGGGAAACTGGCATTGGGGGAGAACATTTTACCTTCTTTGCACGCTTTACTTGAAACAACTTCTACCTTCCTTTTCGATAATCTCATGCCTATGATAGGAAATATCCTATCTGGTTTAGGACTCGTTATAACAGAGGGAGTCAGCAGTATTGCCTCGCAAATTTTTGGAGATGTTTTCGGAAGTGCGGTCTATGACCAATTTGCTCGAGTTACAGGAATCTTTCAAACATTCTTTGATATGATTTTTGGTTCATTGGACAAGCAAGATAATTTTGATATCTTAAACGCATTGGGTTTTAGTGAGGAAGCTGCAACTCAAATTGTCAATATTGCGGATAATATCCGAGTCACTTTTGAGAACATTGGTTCATCAGTTGGCGATGTATTGTCGATAGTTGGTGATTTTGTCAGTGATCTTTTAGGGATAAAGGATGGAGAACAGGGAGTAAATCTACTTGGAACTGCATTTGAAGTTTTGACTGGTTTTTTAAAAGAAATTTCATCAATTATTAAGGATGTTACAGGATTTTTTAAAGATAATAAGCTAGCTGCAGATTTACTTAAATCTTCAGTAGTCGCCTTGGGGATTGGAATTCCTGTGGCAAAAATTGCCACGTTTGTTCAAGGTTTAGGTGGACTACCTGGTGTTCTAACAATTGCTAAAACAGCTATTTCTGGCTTTGCAACATCAGCGATAGCAGCTATTTCTTCAATTCCACTTATAGGATGGATTGCAGCCATTGCTGCAGCCTTAACTTGGTTTTTTACACAAACTGAAACTGGCCAAAAAATTTGGGCAGCTTTTGTGGATTGGATCAAGCAGGCTTGGCAGGGAATTGCTGATTTCTTTGTTGGTCTTTGGTCTGGTATCTCTGAAGGTGCTAGCACTTTATGGGATGGAGTTGTTACAACCTGGAATGCTTACGTTGAGTCGTTAAAGGCGATGTGGAATGCTGTTGTAACATTCTTTTCTGACTTATGGGAATCAATCAAGGAGGCAGCATCTACCGCTTGGACAGCGATTACTACAGCTGTCATGACGGTTGTTCAACCGTTCATTGACGGATTCATGAATATTTGGAACAACATTTCAGATGGTCTTACTCAAGTTTGGGAAGGAATTAAACTGATCTTTGAAGGCGCTTGGGAATTTATCAAATCGATTTTCTTGGGTGCTATTTTGATTATCATTGACCTTGTTACAGGAAACTTTGGTCAATTAGGAGCAGATCTTTCTCTTATTTGGGAAGGAATTCAAAATGGAGTTTCCATTATTTGGGAAGGTATCAAAACATACTTCTCTGGAGTTGTAGATGTCATCGTAGGTTATGCTACGGGAGTTTTTGAGAACTTCTCTAATGTTTTGAGTACAATTTGGGAATTTATCAAAACCGCTGCGTCTATTGCCTGGGAATGGATAAAGTCCACAGTGTCAAATCTTATCACTGGATTAATTCAAGGCGCTCAAAACTTATGGAATAATTTCGTAAGTTTTTTATATGGTCTTTGGGAAAATATCAAATCAACAGCTAGCGCAGCGTGGGCTGGATTAAAATCACTTGTACTTGGTTTGATCAATGGGCTTGTTAGCGGTGCTCAGACTGCGTGGAATACCATGAAGCAAGCTGTAAGCAGTCTAGTGTCAAATGTAACAAGTATTTTTAATGGCATTAAAAATATTAACCTTTGGGAGGCTGGTAAGGCAATTCTTGATGGTTTCTTAGGTGGTTTAAAATCTGCTTGGGATGGAGTTACTAATTTTGTCGGTGGAATAGCGGATTGGATTCGCGATCATAAAGGTCCTATTGAATATGACCGTAAGTTGTTGATCCCTGCAGGTAATGCAATCATGCAAGGTTTAGATCAAGGACTGCAAGAACGTTTTAAGGGTGTAAAAGAAACAGTTGGTGGAATGGCTGGAGAAATCTCTGATGTATTTTCAGGGGATAACTTAGATCTAAACCAAACTGCCTCTGTCACCAAAAATCTTGAGGCTCGTTTGGCCATGCCTTCAGCTCAGCTTGAAGTACAAGAGAGTAAAACAGTGTCTGAGATTGCGATTATGAGGTCAAGTTTGGAATCTATCCTTACAGCTATCCTTGAAAAATCGTCAGACATCTATCTAGACAATGAGAAAATCTCATTGAACACTTACGAACAACATGGTTCAATTTTAGCAAGGGAGGGATTCTAATGGATTATATGATCATTAATGGCTTTAATACATCAACCCTTCCAGGATGTATTGTGACCGACTTTGGAGAAGTTGAGGCTGCCAAACCGAAAGGGGAGGTGGCCGAACTTCATGGTGTGAATGGAAGTTATCGAGTATTAGATGGCTCTTATGATAGCTATGACAGAACATTTACAATTCACGTTACAAAGTTGATTGATATCTCGATTATCCTGGATAAATTTCAATCGAATGACAATGAGTTGGAATTTAGCTATCATCCTGAATCTATTTTTTATGCTCATTTTTTAACCGCTAGCTACAAACCTTTTGGTAATCATGCATGGCAATTGAAAATCAAGCTAAACATGCAGCCTTTTCGCTATCAAAAAACGGTTAACCCTGAATCTTATAACAACCCAGGAACAATTAACAACCCAGGAACAATTTACTCTGAGCCAATTATTGAAGTTCAGGGAGATGGAGATGTATCGATTACTATCGGCCGAGAAACAATGTATCTTAATGTCAAAACGAAAGCTACAATTGATTGTAGGCAAGGAAAGCAAAACATCTACAATGCTGCTGGAGCAGTCCAGAACACGCTCAGAAAGCGTGGAGGGTTCTTTGTAATCCCAACTGGAAGAAGTGGAATTACATTTACTGGAAATGTTCTTAGATTGATTATTCGGCCGAATTGGAGGTACAAAATTTGATTTACCTAACAAATGGGAATACTCCTCTAAATGCTGCTTATGCAGACAAGATTTCTCAAGAAGCAAATAGTACCTATCAACTTTCTTTTCGATTTCCGACCTCAGATGCTTTGTGGGAGAAGTTGAAAGAAGAAACTTTCCTGAAAGCCGATGACCTTCATGGCGAACAGGATTTCGTCATTTTCGAGGTTCAAAAGAAACATGGATATATTCAAGTCTATGCGAATCAAGCATTTACACTGTTGAACAACTATGTCATTAATCCGATTTCTTTAGATAGAGCGACTGGTTCAACTGCTTTGAGTCGCTTTGCCGGAAGCATTACTCGTGATAATCCGTTCTCGTTCTTTTCCGACATCGACGAACGTCACACGTTCAACACTGATAGTGTCAACGCGATGACCGCTTTTACAAAAGATAAACACTCTATCCTTGGTCAGTGGGGTGGCGATCTTGTGCGTCATGGTTACCAAGTTCGACTTTTAAAAAATGGCGGTTCAGAAAATGAATCGCTTTTTATGTACAAAAAGAACTTATCTAGTTATCAACAAAAGACATCAACGAAGTCTTTAAAAACTAGAATTACTTTTAATGCAACCGTCAAAGGTGAGGGAGTGAAAGCACCTGATCGCAAGTTTTCTGTGGTCGTGGATAGTCCACTCATTAACAAATACAGTCAAATCTATGAAGATGTGATTGAGGTTAATGACCAGGACGTGAAAGATGAAGCGACTCTTAGAAAATATGGTGAGCAGTATTTTAGAACAACACTCTGCGATATGCTTGAAGACAGTTTAGAAATTCAAGTTGAAGGAAAGAGCGATGTTCCGGTTCAGATTTTTGACGTTGTCAGTCTATTTCATGATCGATTCAAGATGGATGTTCGTAAGAAAATCACGAAGTATACATACTCACCGATGGCAAAGAAACTGCTATCTATTGGTTTTGGGCAATTTAAGTCAGGCTTGTCCAATATGATTTCTAACGCTGTTAGTGATGCGGTTAAAAACGAAACCCAGCATTTACAAGGTCAATTCGCTACACAATTGGCAAAAGAAATCAAGAATGCTGACCTAGATTTTGACAGAAAAAAAGAGGAGCTAGTCAACCAATTCACAGACGGTATTAACGCTGCCAAAGCGAAAGCTGAAGAGGTCAAGCAAAGTCTAACAGAGACAATTGACCAGCGTTTCAGAGATTTTGACAGCGCAGGTCTGCGTGAAGCTAAGCAAAAAGCGGACGAAGCCTTGACGAAAGCGGGAGCTAGCAACTCACTTGCTGAAGAAGCAAAACGCATCAGTGAGCAAGCGAAGGACGGTATTGAGAAGGCTAAAGAGTCGTTCAATGACTTATTTAAGGCAGAATCAGCTTTTACAAACAACCTGGATGAAAAATTCAAGAAGTTCAGACTTGACCATGCTGAGTTTCGTAGGTCTACGAAAGAAGACATCAAGGGTCTGACCGAATCATTCACGAAGCTAGGCTCTGATACGAAGAGCGATATTTTAGCGACCAGGTCCGAGTTCCAAAAGACCGCAGAGGGCTTAACGCAGATATTTGATAGCATTACTTCTCAACTCGATAACAAGGCTAACTTGCTTGATTTTCAGAGAGTGCAAGAGACTAGTAGGCTCTATGAGCGCATCATCGGTAGTAGCGAGTCTGATATCGCTGAGAAAGTCGCTCGAATGACTCTGACCAATCGACTATTTCAAGTCGAAGTTGGCAAATATTCAAGCGTTGGTGGCCCGAACATGCTCCGAAATTCGAGAGCAGACGACGGTCTGAAATACTGGACGGAAGCGAATGGTCGGTTAGGCTTCACATCGCACGTCTTCTATTTCAACGGTCAAAAGCGCATATTTGAATTGAGGCCAGGAGCAGTCGTTAAGAGTCCACGATTCATTGTCAAGCGAAATACTGATTATACGTTGAATATTTTAGGTTTCGACAATAACTCAAAATATTTTAGGGTCTATATTAGTAAACGTGTAAAAGGGTCCAATCTTGACTTTCAAGAGAGGATACTGATATTCAACGGCCAGTCTCGGTGGGTTGACGGACCTGTTTTTGATAATACAAAGACAGTCAAGAAATCCATTACATTTAATGTAGGTGAATTTGATGAATGCTATCTGCAATTTGAATATGACCGAAACAATCCTAATAAGTGGGGCGGTCTGTTCATGACAGAGCTTGATTTTTACGAAGGCACAACTGACCGTAAATGGCAACCAGCTCCTGAAGATGCGACTATGGAAACAGATAAGACTCTTGAAGCGACGCAGACTAAAATGACTGAGCTCGCTGGCTCATGGGCAATTCAGAATCTGACAAGTGCTGGCTCTATCGTCTCGCAAATCAACGCAACGAACAATCAAATCTTGATTGAAGCCGAGAAAATTAGGCTCAAGGGTAAGACCTTACTTGATGAATTAACGGCCATTGATGGTTACTTCAAGCGGTTATTTGTGGGTGAGGGTAATTTTGCTAAGTTGAACGCTGAGATTATCGGTTCAAGGACTATCACAGCTGATAAGCTGATTATGGACTCGGCAATGGCTCGGTTGTTCGTCTCAAATGATATTTTCACGGACACGCTTGCTGCTAAAGAAGCCTTCATCAACAAGATTCGATCAGTAGTAGTATCTGCGACCTTACTTGAAGGATACAAAGGGGTAATCGGTGGATTCCAGCTTGGTACACATGAAAAAGATCCATCTGTATACTGGTTAACAGGTAGAGATCAATTTTCTGTTGGTATGAGTAATGGTTATGGTAAATGGACTCAAACGGCATTATGGGTGAATTGGGGCAGTGATTGGAATGCCCCTGGATCTCTTGCCTGGTTTGTTAAGCGGTCTGGTGAAATGTACTGTTATAACAAAGCTGAATTTTGGAATACACCTATTGTCCACGGAGATCTACGCGTAACGGGCCACATCTACTACAACAATGAGAATTCAGGAAAATCCGGTTACTGGATTCACTCGTCGAATTACTCAAATTTTGAACCATCGAATAACTATCTGTATATGTATTACAGTGGTTCAGGATATGACTGGATTCCGATGAACAAAGAAATTTCTGACCGTCGCTACAAATCGAATATTCAAGATAGTACAGTCTCAGGGCTTGATGTAATTGAGAAACTCAAAACGTACTCTTATCGCAAAGAGTACGATGGCAAAATAGAGGACATCGCTTGCGGTATTATGGCGCAGGATGTCCAGAAATATGTTCCTGAAGCTTTTTATGAAAATCCAGATGGAGCTTACTCGTATCGCACATTTGAATTGGTACCTTATCTTATTAAGGCCATTCAAGAACTTAATCACAAAATAGAAAAATTGGAGAAAATAGCATGAACGAACAAGACAAACAAATCAGTAGCCTAGCGATTAAGTCGCTTGGTGAAAAGGTCGGTAAAGAGGCTACTCAATCAGCTACACTTGAAGCTCTCTACACAGTTACTGCAATGGAGCTTGAGCAAATGAAGCAAATCATCGAATCAGATGAAAAACTCAAAGCGAAATTTGAAGAATTGAAAGGAAAAATGACAAATGGCAATTAATAACTACGAACTGGCAGGCAAGCCGTATACTCGTGGACTCGGAGAAAATCTCAAGACCGTAGTTGAAATTCGTCTATCAGATGGCACCCGTTACAGCACGAACATGCGTGAACTCGCAGGAGACCGGACGTCTGAGCAAGAGGATGTCTTGATTCAGGCTGTGCTAGATATCATCAAGGCAGAGCTTGACCCAGGCTCTGCCATCGTGAAGGCTCAAGCTGAGATTGAACAAGCCGTTCAATCTTTGGCAAAAGCTAAGACGGACCTTTCTACGAACAAAGAGAACATCAATAGCGTCTCAGCAATTACTGAAGTTCTCATTGCTTTGGCGATTGGCCAGAATGGTGGTATGCCAACGAACACTTATAGCAAGGTTGCGCAGTTCATCAAGCCTCTTGTAAAAGAGCGTCGTTACACGAACGGCGACATCGTATCGATGCCTTATCCATACGATACGAATCCGAAGTGGCCGAAGGAGACACAAACAATCCTGAAATTCCAGATGCAACCATCTGAAGGCTATACTTGGAAAGAGCAACCTCTTGCTGAAATGTTGCAGAAGGGCATTTTGACTGTGGTCATGCCACGTATCGATTAAGGAGGGTGTATGCAAATCGAATTTTTCAATTTTTTGAGAAGCGTAGTCCAAACCGAAGACGGTCTGGTCTTGTACGCTCTAGCACTAATTGTCTCAATGGAAATCATTGATTTTGTGACAGGAACGATTGCTGCTATTGCCAATCCCGACATCGAGTATAAGAGCAAAATCGGTATCAATGGACTCCTTCGTAAGATTCTAGGGGTCCTCTTGCTGATGATCCTTATTCCGATGTCTGTACTCTTGCCTGAAAAAACGGGTTTCGCATTCTTGTATTCGATTTATCTCGGATACATCGCATTCACATTTCAATCCCTCATTGAAAATTACCGCAAACTAAAAGGAAATGTCACTCTTTTTCAGCCGATTTTAAAAGCGTTTCAGCGCTTGTTTGAAAAAGATGACGACAAAAACAAAGGAGAATAACACATGCAACAAATTACTGAAATCATCGTAGCTTCAGCTACTGGAGTCTTGACTATTCTTGCTGGAATCGCAGTCAAATCCATTAAAGATTTTCTCATCAAAAAAGGTGGAGAAAAGACCATCAAAATCGTTGAAATCCTTGCTAAGAACGCAGTCAATGCAGTGGAGCAAATCGCAGCCAAAACTGGCTATAAGGGCGAAGAGAAGCTTGAGCAAGCACGCACTAAAATCCGTGCAGAGCTTACCAAATACAACATCAGTATGACTGATAAAGACTTAGACACATTTGTCGAGTCAGCAGTTAAGCAGATGAATGAAGCCTGGAAAGGGGAGTAAACATGGGATTAAATCTTGAAACAGCTATTGCTTGGATGCGTGCTCGAAAAGGGCAAGTATCTTATAGCATGGACGACCGCAATGGCCCTGACTCTTATGATTGCTCAAGTTCAATCTACTACGCTCTTTTGAGCGGAGGAGCTGTGTCGGCTGGTTGGGCAGTTAATACAGAGTATGAGCATGACTGGCTCAAAAAGAACGGATATGAACTCATCGCAGAGAATACTCCATGGGATGCAAAACGTGGAGACGTCTTCATTTGGGGGCGCCGTGGCTATTCTAGCGGAGCTGGTGGCCATACTGGTATTTTCGTAGATAGTGATAACATTATCCACTGTAACTATCGTTTCGACGGCATCACAGTGAACGATCATGACGACATCTGGCTCTATGCTGGACGACCTTACTATTATGTGTATCGCTTGACTAATCCATCTGTAGCTGCTGAAGAAATCAAAACGGGCTGGCAAAATGATGATACTGGTTACTGGTTCGTTCGTGCAAATGGCTCCTATCCAAAAGACCAATTTGAGTACATCGAGGAAAACAAATCCTGGTTCTACTTCGACAGCCGTGGATATATGTATTCTGAAAAATGGCTCAAACATACTGATGGTAAATGGTATTGGTTTGACAAGGATGGCTACATGGCCACTTCCTGGAAGAAAATCAACGGGAAATGGTATTACTTCAATCGTGATGGATCTATGCAGACTGGCTGGGTTAAATACTACGAGAAATGGTATTACCTCAATTCAGAAAATGGGGACATGGTATCAAACGCATTTGTGCCTTACAACGGCGGATACTACCTCATGCTTGAAGATGGTCGATTGGCTGAAAAAGAAAGCTTCAACATCGAGCCTGACGGCTTGATCACCACAAAATAATTTTTGAAAAAATAGAAAGGAAATTTTCTAAAATATTGTTCTAATTGTTTAACCGCAGGCAATAGCTTGCGGTTTTTTGATACCCAAAATGATACCCATAATTATTGACTATGTAATTTTACGGTCATTTTTGGGAATCTAACTTGTTGATTTTTCGAGGTTTTGAAGGCTATTGCATAATAGTTTTCTTTTATTGCAACAACAAGTTTCTGTTTACCCAATCGCTAAATAAAAAGGTCCAGTGAACCTTTTTATCCCGAGCCTTGAAATGAAAAGGCGAGGAAGCTAGAAGTAGCATAAAATAAGGCTTTCCGAGTTTTCGGAGAGCCTATTTTTTTGTTTTGATACACATTTTGAATTTAATAGAGAATAGTTAGATTTAAACTTGCGATGGACACTTTTTTCTTTTTTGGAAAAGTTCTGAAATATGGTATAATGAACAGATAGAGAAGTTGGGGGTAAAAGATGAACATTCAACAATTACGCTAT